TACGGTCACTGGCTCGGAACGGGAGCCAACGGTGCTACGTTGACCCTCGACAACCTGGATAAGCTCATTGACCTTGTCAGGGGCGGTAAGCCAGACATGCTCTTGATGAGCAAGAGGAGCCGCAGGAAGCTCCAATCCCTTATCAGAGCGTCGGGAAACATCCTTGAGACCCGGCCAGGGAGGTTCATGGAGCAGGTCCAGATGTATAACGGCATACGGATAGCCGTCTCCGATTGGATCAAGGACAACTACACCGTCGGCACGTCGACCGATTGTTCGGCTATCTTCGCCTTCCAGATGGGCGAGGGTGGCGTGTGTGGGTTATCGAGCCCCGAGATGCTCCAGGTGGAACGGCTTGGCTCACTGGAGACCAAGGACGCCACCAGGACCAGGGTGAAGTGGTATGTGTCGCTTGCCCTCTTTTCCACCGTGAAAGCGGCCATGCTGACGGGGGTGCGAGGCTGACGAAGACCAAAAAGCAAAATGAAGAAATCAAAAATACATTTATTTTGCCCTTTGATTTTTGCCTTTCTCATATCACCTCCCGCCAGGGGAGGGGGAGACCGACCTCCCCCTCCCTCTTATCCCCTCTCCCTTGACGGGAGAGGGTTAGGGAGAGGGTGAAATTATGAACCTAGAACTTAGAACAAGGAACAGGTGAAACTATGAACCTAACTGAAATGAGAGCCAGAGTCCGGGAGGACCTGCAGGACGAAGATGACCAGAATTACCGTTGGACCAACGACCAGGTGGACGGAGCTATCGAGAGGGTGGTTGAGGAGTTCTCGTTAGCGTCCCCCATCCAGCAGCATGACGATATCGCTACAGTGGAGAGCAGCAGGGACATCGATATCTCCAGCCTATCAGGCCTCATTAAGGTGGAGTCCGTTGAGTTCCCCATCGGCCAGAACCCCAGCTGCTACCAGAAGTTCCGAATCTGGCAGGACACCGTCCAGATGGACGACGAAGGCGACGGCAGCGATGCCCGGGTAAGGTGGTATAAGGAGCATACCCTCGATGCCGAATCTTCCACCATCCCAAGCCAGTTCGAGGAGATCATCGTCCTGGGAGCTACCGGATATCTGGCGACATCGGCATCGGTCTATACCGTGGATAAAGCCACCATCGCCGGCAAGTGGGCTACCATCAACTTCCTGAAGTGGGGGAAAGAGAGGCTTGACCGCTATGAGAAGAAGCTGAAAGACCTGAGAAACCGTGTGATCGCCAGGGAGTTCTACACCAATGACTAAAATGTCATTGCGAGCGCATTCTCCCCTGTCATTGCGCGCCGAAGGCGTGGCAATCTCCTCTCCCTTGACGGGAGAGGATTAAGGTGAGGGTGAACACATGCTCGAACTCGGCATCCTGAAGACCTGGAATAGCACCACCTACAAGGCAGGAGTCCAGTTAGCAGGTTCGCTAACAACCTACCTCGATGATATCTCTGTCTCCGTCTCTATCGCATCTTCTGCTATGGTCGTTGGCAACTATGTCCTGGTAGCCATCCCCGGGGGCAATCCCCGGGATGCTTGCGTCGTGGCTTCCTGGCCGTCGGGCAGCTCAGGCGGCGGAGGTGCCGTTGACAAGCGGTTCTACATGCTGGCTGACGTTACTACCATCTGGAGAGCATGGAATCAAAGAGTTTCCTCAACTCCAAGAACTGCCACAGTGCAAGGCATTGCTAGCGATGTGATAACACTTACTGGCAATCACGCTTACAGACTCGGAGACTGGGGAGCCGCTCCAGAGTATATGCACGCTTCCAGTGTATATGTTCTGATACGGAATTCAACCAGAGGTGGAACTGCTTGGGTAAAAGAAGCAGAAACTAACTGGTTAAAAGTTGTTACGGCTGGTGATATTTCCAGTTGGCAAAACGGAGACACAGTCACAACCTATAGCACCAGTGGAGTAAGTCAAGCAGTTGAGCTTGACATCAGTCCTTGTATTCCAGACGGAGCAACAGCAGTTTTCCTTAAAACACAAGCCGCCGATAATGGGACAATGGCCTACGCAATCGGATTACAGGTTAGCAAGGCGGCGGCTAGCGGCACGTGGACTAACGTATTCTGTCAGGCAACGGATATGTTGATAAGTGGATACCCAGCTGTACCTATTCAAACAAACAGACATATCAACGTCAGAGATAGAGCAACAGGAACAGACACATTGCGGATGCAAGTTTCAATAGTAGCCTATATCAAGTAAAGGAGGAACCAATGAGCAACGACATCACAAAAGAGGGACTTCCCAAAGAGGCCTTCGCCATCGTCGGAGACCCCGACGACCCCGAGACCTGGAAGCTTCCTCATCATACCAAGGCTATCTTCAGAGCCCTGAGGGGCAGGATCAACATCGAGAAGACCGTCGACTGGGACCGCATGCCGGCAGCGGTGGCAGCATTATCAAGAGGCGGTTACCGCGGGGAGAGAGTCCAGGCCGACCCGGAGGATATCATCTCGGCAGCCAAGCATTTAGCCCGGCATTATGAAAAGGCCGGCAAGCCGGTCCCCGATACCCTGGGAGCCCTGATATAAACGGTATCGAAAAGGGGGAACGTGGTAAATACTCGGAAGAGAACCTGAAAGCCCGTTCTCGCACGTTTTTCGCAGGGATTAGCTTGAAAGAGCTCTTTAGCACACCAGAGGAGTGGCATGCCTTCCTCATCGGATTCTTCGAGATCCTCCGCCCCTGGCCACCCAGGATCCCAGTCCCCAGCCCCCAATCCCCAGTCTCCACCGAATACCACTACTACCTGGCCGGCAGAGCCTCCGGAGTCATTGCCTGGATCGCCATCGCCAAACTAATCCAGGTGATATTTTGGTGAATCATAATGACATTAAGTGTCATTCTGTCATTCTGTCATTGCGAGGAGCATAGCGACGTGGCAATCTCATGAAAACTTTATCAGCAACCCTCCTGGCAGCTCAGAAGAAACCCGACCGCCTTCCTTACGTCGAGGCCAAGGTCTACGACTTCGACCAGGGGATTAAGAAGCTATCCTGGTCAAGACTTTACACCGGCAGCGAGCCCGACAACCACCATGGCATCGCCTTCGACGACCAGGGCAGCATGCACCGCATCAGGGCGGCTGCCGACAATAAGCTGTACCGCCAGAAGGTCACCAGCCCCGATGATCAGTCCGACTATTCTCAGTGGACGCAGCTAGCTGCGGATTGTTACGGTCCCTGTGCTATCGCCGCCCATGGAGCGAAGGTCTATATCTTCTACCGGACCACGGGAAACGTCCTGTGGAAGTACTATTCCCACAACTACGGCCAGGACTGGTCAAATAGCCAACTCGTAAGCTACGCCGATGTCCTGTCTATGGCAGCCACATGGTGGTCAACGGGAAACATCGTCGTCTGCTTTTGTTGCAAGGCAGCCGAGCTCAATGCTATCGTTCTGGACAGCTCGGACCAGGAAACCAGCCAGCATACCCACAGCGAGCCGCTAACCCATGTTTTGACAGCCACCTATGGCATCGGAGCCTCCTATACCCCCAACCACATCGATATCGTTTTTGCCGCTAAGGAGACGGCGGAGCCGTATAGCTTCATTGCCCTGTATCGCACTGAGCTCGATAGCAACTACGACTGGCTTGCCTTCCAGTACTTCATCACCGCCCCCGACGATGGGGATGTCACCTATGAGTACCCCGACTGTCACTGTCCCCTATCTCTGTCTGATTATGAGAATACCCAGCTCACCGCCGTGGAGAAGTACACCGGCACGACAGCCTATACCAGGCCGTTAATCTGTCATTCTGTCAGAGGCTCAGCCTTCAGCTCAATGGCCTTCACCGAGCCAAAGCCGTTCTTGAATATCTCCTCCACTTACGGCTTACGGCTCCAGAGTACCGCCTCATATTGGTGGATGGAACGACCCGACGGAGTGTGGAGGGCCACCAGGCCAGCGGGAACCCCGCTAGATCTAACCCCCAACATTTTGTCATTGCGAGCGGAGCGTGGCAATCTCGTCATTGAATTAGACAACTCCAAAGCCCAATACGCCACACCGCCCGCAAAGCGAAGCGAAGTGGTCTTAAAGCTGGGGTATAAGACTTCCCAGGGAAGCGAAGCGGTGGAGGTGGGGAGGTACTGGATCGACTCCTGGGAGTATTCCTCCACCCCCAACACATCAACCCTCACCCTGGTCTGCCTCGATGGCCAGGGATTAGCCGATAAGTGGTCCACAAGGTTCCAAATGCGGTGGCCCGCAGACAAGAGGGTGTGGGAGATTATCCAGGAAATCATCTGCAGGTGGGGAATCAACCTTACCAGCCCTGGGGGAGTCCCCAAGAGTTCAGCGGTTGATAACCTCTATCCCGACTTCACCCTGCAGCCCGGGACCAGCGGAGACGCCGCCCTTCGGCGTGTCCTTTCGTTCATCCCCGACGCCCTCATCTTCGCCGGCAACGAAGCCTATGTTAAGGACCTTAAGGACGACGAGGCGAGCTC